TACTTGTAATGTACTAATAAATGAAAATTTATTAGACCAAACGACAGCACAGGAATTCCTTTCTTGGGAATCTTTTGAAAGAAGAAAAGGTTATATTAAATTAAAAATTAATAAAACTGATCGTGTTAGATTGGAAGTTATAGCTTCTTATGGAGTAATTTAATTATTTGATGTTGCTCCAGCTAATACAGCTGTGCTTTCTATAGAAACAACACGATTATATCCTTCAATAGAACCTCCAGAAGAACCTCCAGAACCTCCAGCTCCGCCGCCAGATCCTCCACCACCTCCTTGGCAGTTTCCGCCAGGACCTTGACCGCCAGCACTACCATTAGCACCTGCAGCTCCTGCAGTTCCCCAACCGCCGCCTGAGCCGCCAGTTCCTCCAGCGCCACCGCCATTTCCAGGATTAAATCCAGCAGCTCCAGCACCAGCAGTGTTGAGAGTTAAAGTAGAACCATTCCAAGAATATCCTTGTCCAGCTCCTCCATTTCCACCAGATCCTCCACTATCACTACCACCTCCTACACCACTATCACAAGATTCACAATATTGCCAACCAGCAAAGTCACACGAAAATCCTCTTTTATTTCTGCCGCCGCCGCCCTCTTGACCGCCGCCGCCGCCTCCTCCTCCTGATCCACCACCACCAGCAATAGAAGCTCCAGTTCCTGTAATTTGAATGTTTGAAAGGGTTCTCAATGCTAATTGTCCAGCAGAACCAGCACCGCCAGTTCCACCATTTCCGCCGCCTCCAGCACCAACAGATGTAGCACGATGACCAAAAATCCCACCACTAGTTAATTGTATTCTAATGGTAGAACCAGCGCCAGATGGTATATTTAATGCTGGATTAGTATTTTGTGAAATAATAGAACCATTTACATTAATTGTTTTTCTAATTGCAGTCGTATAATCTGTAGAAAAAACACTTGCGGAAGATGGATCTAAATTTTCTTCCACATTCGTAACATTGGCAGTTATAGAAACATTCACACCATAAAATTTGCTCGCAGAGATAGTCCCACTTGTAGGAACAGCTCCATTAGTTGACGCAGTTGGTACATATGTTCCATTTCTATACAATTCACTTAAAGAAACAGATCCAGAACCAGTTTCTTTAATTTTAGTTCTCAATTCACTAAAAGAAATAGATCCTGATGAAGTTACTGGATTAGTAACAAGTTGTACGGTCATTTTTTTAACCTCTGGTTTCTAATTTCTCTAATCTATCGGACAATTCTTTAATTGCTTCAATAAGAAGTGGAACGAGTTTTTCATATTGAACCGTCATGTAATCAGGATTTGCAGGTGCTGGTTTAACAGCCTCAGGAAGAACTGCATAAACATCTTGTGCAGACACACCAGCGATTCTTTGAGTTGAAGTAAGTCCTAAGCTATATGCAAGATCATTGAAATTATAAGTAAATCCATGCAACTTACAAACTTTATCAAGAGAATTTTCAATTGGTTTAATATTTGTTTTCAGTCTAATGTCAGAGGCAAATGCCGTAATATCGCCAGCACAACTTAGATTTGTTCCATCGAAAGTCAGATTTGATGTTGTAGTTGTTGTATTTGTTCCGTTATTATAGAGAATTCTATTTGCTGTACCAACCACATTTGTTGCTGTTGTTGCAGTTGTAGAATTTCCATTTACATTTCCAGTTACATTACCAGTAACGTTGCCTGTTAATGAACCGCTAAAAGTTGTTGCAGTAATAGTTCCAGCACTAAAGTTTCCAGAAGCGTCACGTTGAACAACAAAGTTTGCAGTATTAGCTGACGTTGCATTGAGATTGATTGTCTTACTTTCACTATTATTAAATGCAGTGCTATTTGTGATTGTTAATGCACCAGAAACACCAATGCTGTATTGAAGTGCTCCGTTATATTGTGTTGCACTAACTGTACCAGCATTTAACTGACCAGTAAATGTGGAGACACCAGCGACTGTAAGACGATTAAGTGCCGCAGTACCTGCACTCTGTACAATATTGTTGCCACTATTATTAAATGTGGTGATTCCTGTATGAACAGTGTTAGTATTATTCAGGAATGGTAATGTAGAAATGCCACTTACATTTAATGTAGTTGGATTTAAAGTATCAGCAACAACATTTTGAACAAATGTGGTGACACCAGAAACTCTCAATCTATTAAGTTCTGCTGTTCCTGCAGTTTGCTGAATATTATTAGCACTACCACTAAACGTAGCAATTCCAGTTACACTCAAATTAGTTATTCCAATTCCCGCAGTTCTTAAATTGGGGAATGTTGCAACTCCTACAGTCTGTTCAATATTTCCACGGAATGTTGAAACACCCAAACAATCAATTGTACCAAATGTAATATCATTGAATAGACCACCGTTATCAAATGTAACAATACCAGTTACTCTAAGTTGCTGAACAACAATACCACCATTTCTAATGTCAACCAAATCTCTTGGCGTGATGGTATTGATACCAATTTGATCTGGTGTGACTAAATTGGAATTAGCACTTCTGCTTACTAAACCAAATCTTCTCCAGTTATTTGATCCAATGTTAACCCAACCAGCATATCCTCCAGCAATCGTTCCCGTAGAAAAAACAGCGTCGCCTTGAGTTCCAGCATTTGTTGGTGTTGAAATACCAACTGTGATTGATCTTGTTTGAGAAGCATTTCCTTTCATTAAGAATTGAATTGCTTCAATGCCATCAGAGGAGTTAGAAGTTACCTTCTTATAGATGTTTATAGGACCTCTAAATTCCGATGACTGGAAGTTTCCAGCGCCACCATTAACTTGTAATGTATTTGCAATCGTTACATCATCAAAACTTACTGATAGGCTAGAATCCGTTTCTCCAATATAAGTTTCAGTTGGAATATTAATCGAAACTTCTTTACCACTTACAGGATCAATAATCTTGTTGCCGATATAAAATTCACCAGCATCATTTGTTCCAGTATAAGCAGATGTACCTCCATCTTGATTACTTGATTGTGTTAATAATTGATCTTCTCTGGTAAGATTTCTATCTTGTCTTTGTGGGAAGGATACTGAATAATTACCATGACCAAAACCAACGTATTCAAAAGTATGTCCAGAAGCACGGATAATACTATGTCTTCTGAGTTCTGTTGGAACTACGTCAACAATTCTAACAATTGATGCAGCATCATGTGATTCTGCCTTCGTTCCAAATAAACCTCTAAGAATAGAAGCAGTATTTGTTGAAGTATTAATTCCACCTGAAATTCTAATAATTTCGTTATCTACTTGTAAATAATCGCCAGTATTAACACCAACAATATTTTGTAAAGTAATTGTGCTTGCAGTAGTCGTAATTCCTGAAGAAGAAACAGTTCCAATTCCAGAATAGAATGGAATCATTCTGCTTGCAAGATGCTCATCGACAGCATTACTTGTTGCATTTTGAGATCCAACAGAATCTCTGAGTAAGAACACACTACCACCAGTAAATGATGCAGTATTAAATCCAGCACCTCTATAGAAAGTAAAACTTGTAACTCCCAATCTTTCGTCAACAGTGTAGTTACCATTGAATACAGTTTGTGCAGATCCTACGATTGTAAATCTATTTCCAACCGAAAGACCATGTGCAAAAGATGTTGTTACAGTTACAATTCCTGAAGTTGAATTGGTATATTGAATATTGGTAATATCTTTAGTCTCATCATTTAAATAAAGGAAACCAGAAGATGAAGTATAAATTCCAGGATTAACTGAAGAAGTTACAGTAACAGATCTAGAACTTGAAATACCAGAAATTCTGAATAATCCATTGTAAGCACTATAGTAACGATTTCCTGTTGTTCCAACACCAACAACAGTTAAAGTATCTCCAACATTATTATTAAGTTCTTCTACTCTTACAACGGCTGCTCGCCAACTTGCTCTGGTGGTAACACCAACAACGGTCATAGTTTGACCAACACCATATGCAGATCCACCATCTACAAGAGTTACTCCATTAATAGTACCAGCAGCACTTACTGAAATATTAACAGTTGCACCTTGTCCAGTAATTCCAATACCAATTAAAGACGCATTATAGAGAACAGTTGCAATACCAGAATAACCGTAATTAGTTCCAAATCCAGTGATAGAAAGTCTTCTAATTGAATTTAAGTTATGCTGGATATCCGTATAATAAGTAGTAACTCCAGATGTATGTTGTGCATTTGTAATTGCAACACCAATTCTAGTATCTCTTAAGAAAGTTTCTACAGTTTCTCTAGTTAAACTATGCTTTCTATTTCCAACAACAACTTTACCTAACTTTTCATTTGATGAATAACTTACTGCTGCTTCAGGATCATCTTCATAATTATCCCTATCTCTTGTTGGATAAAGATTTCCAGTGTTTTGAGAATAATTATCCCCTGCAAAATATGAATCCGTTGGTGAAACGTTATTAGCGATACATGTTATATGATAAACACCATCAGCTTTATTAAAGACTTGTTCTTGAATGGTATCTATTGTATAAATTGTATAGGTATTTCTAAATGCATCTCTTGATACTGTTGGCAGATTTTCATTTCTTGTTGAAGATACATTGATATAAGCACCTGGAGTTGAAGAAAGATTAATTGTGAATCCTTTATCACTTGTAATCCCAACGACAGGGAATACACCATTAAATCCAGAGTTAGCAGCTCCAACTGGATTATTAGCACTCTTTACTTTATTAATTTTAATTTTATCACCAATATTAAATTTATGAGGATTTTCAGTTACAACAGTACAAATTCCTGCAGATTGGTCATGCGATACACTATGAATAATTCTAGTATTTCTCTTTTGAATTGAATTCGTTACTGAAGAGAATTCTGATGCATTATTGACACCAACAGTCTTAGACTCTTGGATGATGTAACCAATTGAAGGTGGTTTAGCATTTGCTGCTGTTGTACCATATTCTCTTGGAATTACATATCTAAATCTATAGATTCTGTCTTGAACATTTCTGGTATCTGGTCTTCTTTCGATATATGTTTTGGAACTTGAATCTGTTAAAAATTGTCTATATGTTATGAAGTTGGTGTGAATTCTGTTTCTTGTTGGATTATTTGAAGATGTAATATACCAATTTTTTCTAGTTGTATCATATTGAATTGGGTGACCAAAATCTCCAGGTGTCTTATCAGATACTCTACTTACAAGAGTTAATAAACCACCTTTATTATTGCTAATTGTAATTGGAATAGGAGTTCCAGTAATAGAATCGTTGAAACTCTTTGCCAATTGAACTTGGTTTGCAGACAGCCCTCCAGTAATTGCATAATATAACGTATCAGCTTCAAGACCATCTGGCATTGCACCATTGTCAGTGAATACCCTTACAGATTCTCCAGTGAATAGTTGATGATTTGATTCTAGATTTAAAGTATTATTAGAAGTAATGCTATTAGCAGCACCAACACGAATAATTCTATAGCTCTTTTCACCAGAAGGCCCGTCAGTAGAATCGGGAGTTGGCATCAACACTGGAGCAGTTACAGCTACTTCAGAAGATCCTGTAGAAACAAGTACATTTAAGAGTTCATCATTTTTAGCACCAATTCTATAAGAACTTAAAACGTATGGTGGTGCATTGTCAGGATCTGTAAAATCATAGCAATACATTCTTGCAGTTGTTCCAACACCTGCGGTTGATGTTGATAAACCAACGTCTAATGAAACCCAAGAAACGGGATCGATTACTAAATCATTATCTTTAGGAGGAATAACGTGAGTAATGTAACCTACATCATCACGATCAAATGATTCTGCTCTATATCCTCTAGATACTAAAGATTTTGCACCAAAGTTAGAGTTAGAGTTGGTAATTGATAGGTCACCACCAGATTCTGCTAAGAAATGCTGTGCATAACCAATAGCAAAGATAGAAACGCACTGAATAAATGCACCATTAGCAGCACGAACATGATAATTTGCATATTCTGGCTTATAAATTGCTCTTGAATTTAAATGTAAAGGTCTATTTGATTCTGCAGTTGTATTTTCGTCTTGATAAGTTCCCGAAGTTTTGTCATAAATTACGAAAGCATTATCATCTTTTTGAAGGCTAATGCCAGTAAATTGTGCAACAACAACTGACTTAAATCCTGTTGCATTTGCACCATCGGCATTTAATCCGCTCATACCAAAAACAGATCTCATGCTGCAGTTGAAAATGTATGGAGATGCTCCGCTTACATTATCAGCTTCAACTACAAGTTTTTCACCACCATTTAGTAAAACACCTGTTCCTGTGGGTGTAGCACTTGATCTATATTGGAATCTGGACGCACTTGCAACACCAACTACAGTATAAGAACCATTATAAGATGTAGAAGTAAAGCCACTAATTCTTATTGGATCATCAATGTTTAATCCATGAGCTGTTGATGTGTCAACTGTGATTAAGTTGCCAGCATAAGTTGCGCTGGAAATACCAATATCATTTGCAGTTAAAGCACCAACGATTTTAAATTCTGGAGTATTTGGTTCAAAGTCAAGATTTGATGGGAAATCATTAATTGCTCTACCAGAGCTATCACCATAAGCTTGAGCAACTTTATAATAATACATCTGCAAATCACTATATGCAGATGATGTTCCAACACCAACACCATTTACACCATCAGCATATTCAAATACTGAAAGTTTGTGGTGAGAGAATGTTGGAGTTTTTGTATTTCCAACATAATCATAATAAACTGAATTATTCAGATCACCATCAAATACAGAAAATTGCCAAAAGTAACAACCACCAGTAATTTTAAAGATTGATGTGCTAGTAATTCCTGCGTTTGTGGGATCAGGAACAAATTTTGGACGAATTTTAGTTTTACGAAGATCTAATCCAACAATTGATGTTCCTCTAGGAACAATTACACCACCTGTAGTTGAGTTAAATTTGTATAAGACATTAGAAGGATCTTCAATGTCATAATTAGAAGTATTTGTAAGTTCTGTTAAAGTGCCTAGATTGCCATTGATGTCTCTATATTGTGCATTTCCACCAACACTTGCTGCTGATAATCCTGGTCTATTATCAATTGTATAAGTTCCAGGATAAATTAAAACTGTGGTCTTATCAAATTTATCGTTATTTTGACCAATATTATATGAAAATCTTGCCGCTTCAAGTAAAGCTCTCTGAATTGTTTTAAAGGGTCTGGTTAAAGAATTACCCTGGTTTTCAATACTATCTGTGGCATCTAAATCTGATGGATTGACGTATAGAATGTTACCATCAGTGTTCTTTAAGAAATTCTCTAATCTGCTTAAAGGCATGGAAATATAACCATAAAGGAGCTATTATGGTTTATTTATATCATGGAGAATAGGAGACTTGAACTCCTGACACCCGCCTTGCAAAGGCGATGCTCTACCAACTGAGCTAATTCCCCAGAGGAGGGCAAGAGTATCCACCGACGATAATCTACGATGTGGCATAGGGGACTCTTTGTTTAATACAACGTTCCTTGTTGTACCCTTTAGCGTCTTTCTAGGCTATGTGCCTAGCGACTACTAAAGCCCAAGGTCGGACTTGAACCGACGACCTACGGTTTACAAAACCGTTGCTCTATCCAGCTGAGCTACTCAGGCATCAATCTTGTGGCAGACATTCTGGATTTTCCAGTTCAAGTTCAAATAACATTGGATGGCATTGTTCATCAATCAAATAGAATGATGTTTTATACAAATCCTCTGGTTCGTAACGTCTTTCTTTGTCTGCTACTTCTATAAGATCCAGATCATAAATTGATTCATCTGGAAGTTCATCAAATGTAAAAGGAACATGATTTATGAAATACATTAGAACTATTTGAGTTCCCTTATTGTACCAGCAATATGCAGCATCAATACGGTATTTCATAATTTTATTCTTTTTGTTTATTTAGATGCCAAAAACCTTTTTGGCATTTTTTTGGCGGGATTTTTTTCCGCCCATTTTTGAAACCAAAAGTCAATTTTGGTAATGGGCATAGTCGGACTTGAACCGACAAGGGAGACTCCCGACTGATTTTAAGTCAGTTGTGTTTACCAATTTCACCATACGCCCGTGAACAAGAGAATTCTATCAGGTATTCTCTTGGTTGTCAACCCCATAAATCGGGGGATGGAAATTGCAATACTCGTTAAAAGTAATTTTCATTTCCTTGTTGGTAAGTCTAGCATGTTCCGCTGCTTTTGGCAAGTTCCATTTTGCATTAAACAGCATTTCCATTGATTTTCTAGTTTCTGGTCTCATAAGATTCAATGATTGGGGAGGGGGAATTTCTTCCCCCAACGCATTCCTTCACACGGACTCTTAAATTATAGCATCATTGCTTGGATCTGTCAAGATGGTTAGAACTGAACCTACTCTTGCAGTATCTGCTTGAAGTTGCTCAATGCCTTTTCTCAAACCATAACGTCTGATTTCAGATTCAGTTCTTTCTCCCTTCAAAGTATTTGCAGTTGTTATCAATGCAGATGCTTGTGATCTTAATGAATTTATTTCACTTTCCAATGTTGCAATAGCAGTTTTACATGCAGTACATGTAGCGTTATCTGATGCTGTTGGTGTTACTGTGGCGATCCCATTAGTTCCTGTCAAATAACCAGGCCCAGTTAAGGAATAATATGTGCCAAGAGATGCTCCACCACTGTTAGTATAAACATTAAAAGATCCTATGCCGCTATTATTTGTCGTCAACGTAGTTGCAGTAATATTTCCATATGGCTGGTCGCCATTATAAGATGACGTGTTTATGTTCCAAGTATTTGCCTGCAATAGATCACGATTAACTGTTGTCGTTGTTGTTGTTCCACAACCAACCACAGATTGAGCTGTTGCACCTATACTAACGATCTGGGCTTGTTTTGTTTGTATTTGTGCATTAATTGCAATAATTTGATTGTCAAACGCCTGGATTGAAGGAAGAAAATCATTGATCTTATCTTCAACTGGAGGAATTAATGGAGTAATAGAATCAATAGCTAAATTGTTTTCACTAATTTTATCGTTTAGTGAGCTGATTGTTCTTTTTGATTGTTCAGTTGCCATTATTAATACCTATAAAATCTTGACCAGGATAATCTTTTACCGAAGTTCCTTCGTATTCTACTACTAATTTATCTAAATCTTTTCTTTCAGCAAACACAGTATAATGACAGTAAACTTTGGTTAACTTTTCAGATCCAATAACAATTTCGTGTGCATTAATATTTTTTACATACAAAGTTGAATCAGAATTTTTCCATGCAGTTAATTGTACTGTAATACTATCTTCATCAACAAGATCTTTCCAATACTCTGGAAGTTTAATGATATGTTCTCCGTCCAATTTTCCTCTATAAAAAACAGCAATTTCTGGACCTTCAATTGCAACATGTCTCAGTCTATGATTTGATTTTGAAGGATGTGGAATATCAAATGGTTTAGCAGGCAACGCTTTGGCAAGATTAACTTCCGTTGTAACATCACCCAAACCAGTTACAGTTATGCCAGCATTAGCAGTAATTCTTGCATTTGCAGTAACGGTTCCCGTAAAAACTGCATTTTTAAATGTTGCGATTTTCTCAACAAAAAATACACCATTAACATTTAATAATGTTTTTACAAAAGTTGGTGCAAGAACATCAACCAATGATCCTTTAATTGTTGTCGTTGGACTTGTCAATGTTGTGATGCTACTTGCAATAATATTATGACTTGTAGCACTGACTTGCAAACCAATTCCAGGAAACGGGGCAATCCCATCACCTAACGCACTGATTTTTAACGCTGTTCCAACAGCGTTAAGAGATGGAATAATATTTACTACTGATGTTTTGGGGAAAGCAGGCCCCATAATACCATCAACCAATGTCCCACCAACAATTAAAGGCCCGTTAATTGTTGCAAGACCTGGAAGTGCTAATGGATTTTTGGGAATGAATGTTGGATCTGACAATCCAACATGAAAATTGTTTTCTACACCTAAAGATGGAAAATTCATAATATTATCCTATGCCAGTTAATGATTTTAAAATACTATTTGTTGCACCAAGAATGCCTCTGGACAAATCTATCGTTGACCCACCAGTTGACATACTACCAGCAATATTTAAGAAGGATTTTCCTGCCAAATCCATAGCCAAACTTGCACTCATACTTATATTTGTAGCTGCAACTTTAACGGTATCAGATGATGTCAAATTAATATCATTTGTTGCGATGATATCAACATTTCCATTAGATTCATTATCAGTTTCAGGACCTGAAGCATTTATGACTACATTTCTTGCGTTTAAATATAAAGTTCCAGAAGGAGCTTCAATCATAATATCGCCTTTTGCGGCACGAATCCATTTTGCAGGAACGTATGGTTGATTTGCATCAGAGTTTGGTGGAAGCTCTGTTCCAACAACTTCACAAGAAAATCCACTAACAACTTTTACATTTCGACCATCATTCTCTCCATAAATTTCACCATCACCATTTTTACAGATCATAGAATAATTTACTTTACCATGAATGGGTAAAGTATTTCCACCATCTATTCTATAATTATTTTTTATGTCTAGATCTATGCTCATTTTTGTACACAATCGACGACTTTAACCACTCTACCGACTCCAAGTTCTCCTTCTTCTTCTTTATTTACCTGAATAAATTTAAAGCTTGGTTTTAAGGTAGCTCCTGCACCAGACAAACTAATTAATAAAATTTCTGGTATCTGTGTGAATCCATATCCAGGTTTAGTAATTGTTACTCCTGTGACAGATCCATTTGGACCAAAAGATAAATCAAATTCAGGTAAAGTTACTTGACCAATATCGTTATCTCCTGGAATTACAAGAACAGATGTGCCATCTCCGTAACCCAATCCAATATTATCGACATCAACGTTTGTTAATTGTGTTACATATGAATTTGAATTTGTATCATTATTATTATCAGATGAAATTTCAACTGGTTCAGAACCTATCTCTTGATATGTTTGTCCATTTAAATACCCAGATCCAGGTTCAGTAATTAATATTCTAGATACCTGACCATTTTCAACAACTGCAGTTGCTTTTGCACCTTCACCATTGTTACAAGAATCTATGATAGAAATATAAGGTGGCGCAAAATATCCAGACCCGCCACTCAAAATAGATGCCCCAATCATTTGACCAACATTGTTAACAATTGCTAGGGCAGATGCTCCATTTCCTCCGCCGCCAAGAATAGCAATTGATGGAGGGCCACAACGTAAAACTTCAGGTGTACAACTTCCAAATTGAAGATCAACTCCTTCCAATCCAAGATCTCTATAAAGATCATCTCTAAGATTTTTTAGTCCTCCAGAACCAGCTTTCTTTAAAATCTTATTAAAGTTATCAATTTCTTTTTGCGAAGGGCCATATCTTGTAGTAAATTTTTGAGGAGGTTTACAGTTTCTTTCTTCACAATTAAGCAAGCCTTTAATAAAGCCAACTGCATTCATTGCTTGAGTAAGAATATCACTTGCATTTCCCAAAGCTCCACCTAAGAAATTACTTAACTGCTGTAACGTTGGACCGATTGCATCAGACAATGAGTTAAACATACTGGATAGCATTTGCCCGACAAAGTTTTCAATCAAACAAACACTAGTTCCTAACACTTGACCAACTAAAGCTTTTAATTGATTGATAACATATGTAAGAATTTTTTTAATGAATTTTTTAAACAAACAATAGATGGTTGACAGATAAGTTCTTACAACTTGACCTGCAGCATTTTGTTTTGGTTTTGGAAACAAGTCTGCAATTAAATTATCCATCTTTTTGGATATGTAATCAAATAACCATTTCATTCCCCACTTAACCATGTCAGTAAAGACACTAGATATTAACATTGCAGATTCTCTTATTTCACTTTCTATGTTTCCAATTTTATTAGAAATTCCTCCAACATATAAATTAGCGTAAGCTTGATATCCTTCCATCCTATTAATAAAATCTTCTAAGAAATCTTCAATCTTAGAAACTTTATCAGTTTTACATATGTTTGGTGGATTAGATTTTATATCACTGGTAGCTGCAAACTTTTTATCAGCTAATGTACAAAACTGTGGTTTCTGTCTTGCTTTATCTTCGATTCCACTCTTGGATTGTGCCGTAGATATTCCAGCATTAGTAGAACTACCTACACCCGTTATAACATTTTGTCCACCTGGAGTATTATTTCCTACAGGTATTTGATGCTGCCCCAATTCACCAGGGCTTACTGATAAAAATTCAGAACTTTGTTGCTGAACAACTTGTGTGGTGCTAATTTTATCTCTAATGTCAGATCCTTTATACAAAGATCCAACAATGACAGGTTGCTGCCCATCATCACCATCTAAGAAAAATCCAAATACAGTTTCTCCACCTTTGTATTGATGTGCCTGTCCTTGCGAAAGTACACCATTTGCAGTTCCAGGTGGAACTAAAATATGTGCCCATGGCAAATCAGTGTCTGGTAATTTACCACCATCTTTAGTGTGGTAACCAAAAATTCTTACCTTTACTCTATTGTAATATAGAGGTTCTTTGTCTTTCTTTGCAGGAAGATTTGATGTGCTTGATTTGGAAGATGCAGGAACTGAAACAGCTCCAAGCCACCATACAAAACCATCTCTTCCAAGATAGTGTGTTTTAACTAATTGATTGGAAGATTGATCAAGAAACATTAGTCTTCAAAAATTTTACATTCGGGAGCGTTTGGATTTGTATCACAATAAAGTTCAAGTGGAGTTGGATCATGCGTATCTTCAGGATGACGTTCTTGATAGGATTTTAATTCTTCAAGTTCACCCTCAATGTGACGACGCATTTGTGGAGATACCGTGGGATCTTCAAGTATCTCTTTATCTTTTTTGATGTGTGCTTCGATGTTTTCCATTTTATGCTATCTGAGTTTTAATTTCGTAAGAATCTCTAATTAATTCAAGACTAGTATAACATTGTTTACCAGCGAATGCATGACATAAAGCAGATATCATATAACGACCTGTATTTTGAGACTCATAACTTTTGTTTTTCAAAGTGGAAGCTGATTCTGGAATTCTACATTCTATTACTTGACCAACTCTTAAAGATGGATTACATGGAATAGTAATTTTCAACACTTGTGAAAATAGAAGATTGTATCTTACCACAGCTTCTGATTGATATTTAGGTAGATCTGGATACATTGTATCCGTACTCAGCTTGCCAGTTTTATCTAGATTCCCAACATCTAAAGTTCTAACATAATATCTAGAGGGAAATTCTTGTATGTTTCCTGGTAATGGTGGATATGTTTCTGTTAGTTTTTGTGCTGAGGTTTCTATCTCTTTATTATACTTCTGTTGTAGTTTATAGTCAACAAATTTTGGCTCATTAGTATACAAATTGTAAAAGAAGTTATTGTTTGAATACATTCCAAGTCTTAATGAATTCAAGATGTCATTGTTTTTTTGAACATAAGAAGTCAAAATTCTATATTTTTCTCCAGCATTTTTTTCAACCTTTGCTTCATCTTGAGTGTAAATTAATGTATCATTAGATCCCTTTAAAAGCGTGTTAATACTTTTAAAAACAAATCCATCTTGGGTTTCAAAGAAAAAATATCCTGGTGATTTTTTCTCACCAGATGATACTGCCTTTGGCATTAAAAATGTAAACAAATCAAATGGTCTTTTGTTATTTCCTATAAAAGAATATTTGTTCGATGTTGCTTCTGTTTTTATATTTTTATTACTACCAAGAGCTTTGAATATTTTTTCTACACTAGTGGCTATATTACCATCAAATCTATTTGGTATTCTAACAACTTCATTCTTAAGTGTTTCAAATGAGACTAATTCTAAATTATAAACACTTTTGTTTGATTGCTTTATGACTTGCATACTTCTGACTCTAAAAGAAATTCTGATTTCTGTTTCAGGAAATTCAGGAACTCTTATAGAACCAGTTAACTCTTCCCCACCATATAATTCAAGACCATTTGAACCAAGAATATCTACTGCCCCAAACACAATGTTAGCAGTCATTCCAGGAGACATCACATTTTCATATAATGAAAAACTGGAAATAGAATTTGATCCCAAATTAATTTCCGTAAGATTGGAACTTGATTTGAGAAGTTTTAATTTAAACTGACCATATTCAAAACTATTTTCTGCAGACATTAACCAGTAGGTACAATAAAGAACGGATTGGGTCTAGGTTTATTTATTGGCTTACTCGCAGCAGAAGCAATTTCTGGTTGAAGTAATGGATACGATGGTTCTGGTGCTTGAGGAGTATTGAATGATATAAGACCTGCACTTGTTTTTGTTGGAGTTTGACTTATTTTTTGTACGTTTGTATTTGATACTGGTTCCGCTTTAGGTTGTCCACCTCTCCATTCAAAGTGCCATGGTTCATTTGAAACTGTTGGAACCCACCCATACTTTGCACCATATCTGTTAATCCATTGCTGTGCTCCTGGAGAACTAATGTCAATTGCAATGCCCCAACCATGTGCTGATGTTCCTGGTGGTGCTGCACCTGGATTTGTTGGACTCCATGTTCCCAATTCATCCACAAGAGCCTGCTGTTCTTCTACAGTTCTATAAGCACTACTCAATTTAAAATACACTTTATCTTTTGCAGCTGCTGCTTTCATTTCAAGATATGCATCTGCAGCTGGTGTCCATAATTTAAAACCATCACCAACATCTTTTAATTGATCTGCTTTTAATCTTCCATTTGTTCCATCTGGTTTAGAACCTGTTACTGTTTCTTGAATTTGAGATGCCAATAAACCACCAGCACCAACTCCCATCATTGATTGTAGAATAAGTCTATCTACTTTTGAATCAACATTTCGTTGCTGTTCTTTTCTATTTTCTTCTATACGTTTTCTATTTACTTTCTGTACTGCAGTTTCTTCGTTATCTTGTATTTGATTATTGTATTCATCTTCTTCTCTTTGAATACTTTTTTTGATTGTTTTTAAAATGCCTTCATTAGTTTTAAGTAAACTTTTTTTTGTTAGATATTCATTCTCATTTTTATTAATAAGATAATCTAATCCTTGCAATCTAATATTAACATTTTGTATGTCCTTTTCAACATCAGCTGCTGTTATTTTAGCCATGATACTTAAACAACAACATTAGTTTGTAAAGCTATCGATGCTGGATATGGATCGTTCCTATTTACTGCAGAGAAAATTGGGTTCGTTGCATCTGCAGATGTATCCGATACTGAAGATGCTGGAGCACTTTGTTGTTGTGCTGCTGGAGGTAAAATTGCAATCATGTTCTGTGATTCAGCAGTATCTTGCATCAATGTTTTTGTATTCAATTCAACTTGTGCAGCAGAAACCATAGCTCCTGGAGTTGATATTTTTGCTACAGAAGATGGATCTCCAGTTGCTGCAGGTTTATTAAGACTTGCACTTGCTATTGGTTGAGTTTGAGCTGCTGGAGTTGCTGATGCTTGTTCATTATTATTTGTCGATCCTTCATATTCCTTTTTAGCACTATCCAGATATGCCTTATAAGTTCCTCCAGTGTATACAGTCCATGGTGAAAAATTAGATCCTCCAGAAATTGCTAAGGCTGCTTTAGCATTTGTCATAGGATCACGCAATTGATCTGGATTGGTTACGCCTAATTGTGTAAGAGCAGCTCCACCTTTATGTGCTAACCAGTTGATTTGCCACAGTCCAATTGAATATTCATTTTTCATATCTGGATCTGTACCAGATTTCACAGTATCAATTGCAGGGTCTCCACGAGATTCCCCCATAGCAATTGCTGCAGCAAGAGGTATGTTGTCTCCTTTGAACCCTACTTGCTCAGCAAGATTAACTAAGTCTTTCATAGAAAGAGTTCCACCAGGATAATCAAATTTATCTTGATTATCTTGGTTATTAAGTCTTTCTGTTAAAAATCCTGCACCCAACCCTAAAGAAGCAGTTAATAAATCCATTTGTCGATTGGATTCCATTGTTCCTACAACTTCTTCTTTAGATGCTTCTGAAGTTTCTGCTATTTGTCCAGCACCTTGTTGCAAAGCTTGCAATGCAACTGCCTTTGAAATTTCAGACTGTTGCTGTATTGCTAATTTTAATTCTGCTCTTTTTTGTGAATCTCTTTCCTTTATGTCTCCGATAATTAATGAAAACAATCCAGACAATTCTGATGTTAATTTGTTTACTCTACCTGTTAAACTATCAACCAAACTTTGCAATCTTATATTTTCAACATCTTCTTTTAAATCATCACTTTCAGATTTCAAATCTATTTGAGTATTGATAATATTCAATAGATTAGATAAATCAAATCCTCCAGATAATATGGGGGTCTTAACTGCAGGTTGTGGAGCAGCAGCTTCCACAAGAGACTCCTCTCCTCTACCAAAAAATTTACTGATGTTTAATGGTTTTGGCGATTCTTCATCCATTTTTTTGTTTCTCTGCTTCCTTTTCTTCTATGTACTGTTTTAGAAGTTCAAGATATATCTCTCTCTCCCATGGCATCATGTTTTCAATTTCAGTTAATGAATATTTGTGTACATGCATTAGCGCAAAGTTGATCCTGTAATAAGTTTCAAGATCTTCTTTGGCTAGGGCTAGCCGAAAAAATCGGATAAGCCCTCCAAAACGACACTAGTTTCTTTATTTGTATTTGGATTAACAACTGTAATTGTATGAGATAATTTAGGCATTGTTTTAAAAAACTCCTCAATTTTTTTGTATTGTTTTGGAGTTAATTTTTCAACATAAGAAATTAATTCAGTATCAGTACAATCAGATGCCATCCAACAATCTTCATCGTTATAAACACTTTCAATACATGATGCAATGAGTTTTACAGATCTCTCAACATTCTCAGAAGATTTTTCTGAAACGTCAAAGTTGTTTTCAATAAATTGATTTAAAGATGGATATTTCATCTTCCAATAATATCCATTTTCCATATTAATTTTATCAGTATGTCCCTCAGGATATTGAACCTGAATTTCATCCACAAATAAGGTTACTGGAATTTTGATTTCAGGATCATCTATACAGGTAATATTGAGTTCAATCGCTTCACCAATTGCCTTAGCACGAATATTTAAGAACAAATATTCAATATCAAAAGAAGGCAACTCATCAATCTTAATTCCTTTTGTCAAAATACAATTAGATAAAACTTGTTTAATTGTATTTGTAACTTGTTGAGGATCTCTAGATTCTAAAGCAATGATTAAAAGTTTTTCTTCTCTTACAATAAATGGTCTAAACTTAATCTTCTTTTTATTTGAAGGAAGAACAAGCTCAAACTGGGGTACAGTAATTTCTGGTAAAGGCATAGTATAGAGTCAGGTAAATTTATTTATTAGGCAGCTCCAAAGAAGTTTGCCGTATTCGTAGCATCTTGTCTTCGATCACCAAAATTATTATAGTATTCATTTGTAAGAACGTTTCCCAAACTATTAGTATTAAAAGTTTGTTCGTTAGGTTGCAGTGCATCTCTTACCGCCGAATCTGGAACAGTTATTGCAGACTCATATATTTTTGCCGCAGCCAAATTTCTCCTAATAATATAACGAGAATAATTAAAGTTAACTGTGAACGTTAATATTTCACTAGCTTGATAGCTAACTGGTGAAACAATAATATTAGATGGGTATGCTTGAATAAATTCATAGGTTAAATAGCTACTATTAAAAGTTCTAACTTGTTGTGAATTTATTCTCGTCGATGTATTTAGATCTTTTTCAAATTTAGTTACTAAAATACGTTGGCAATAATCATTTGGATATCTAAATTTCATAAAATTATTTTCATTGCCAGCAAGAGGATAATCTTGCCCCTGATCTGAAGAAGTAACCACACCATTGCCAGAATATAATGGGTTAATAAAGTTAATCCATTCTTCAAAAAATCTTATGATCTTATGATTATGATCCACATAAAACGTCATTGTCAGTTCAGGATACTGACGTAAAATTGGATACTTTTCTATAACTCCTTGTCTATTACCAATTGTATCTGTAGTCTTAAAGTTTGGACCTGGAAGAACCGTTCCTGAACATAGCAATTCAATCGCTTCAATTGGATCCAATCCTTCACTATCTATTGTATCATATATTCCAGCAGTTTTAAGCCAACTAACAAGTCCTGCATTCCCAGCAGATCTGTTGCTCAATGGAAATGCAACTTTATAAAATGTATTAAGAGATACTTTTGAAAAAGTATTTCTTATTTGTTCTATTGGATAATAAAGCCTGGTGTTACTTGACATCTAGCAAGCTAAATATTTCGGGTATTTATACTATGTATATGTATTATCAAGGGAAATTTTCTCCCAAAAATTATCTGAAGTATAAAGGCGATCCTACAAATATAGTTTACAGATCATCATGGGAATTAATTTTCATGAAATACTGTGATGAGAATCCAAATATCTTAGAGTGGGGTAGTGAGGAAATAGTAATACCATATCGATCACCAATTGATAATCGCTATCACCGTTATTTTGTAGACTTTTATATTAAGGTAAAAGAAAAGACTGGAGAAGTAAAAAAATATTTAATTGAAATAAAACCAAAGAAACAGCTTAAGGAACCAGAAAAAAATCCCAAAAGAAAAACAAAGTATTGGAAGCAAAGTGTGTTTGAGTATGTAAAAAATACTGCCAAATGGGATGCTGCTAAAGATTGGTGTAGTGACAGATCAATGACATTTAAAATTTTAACAGAAGAAGATTTGGGATTATGAAACCATCCGAGGTTATTAAGAATCAAATTAAACAAGAACTTGGAGGAAGATTTCAATCTCAAGACTGGTATAGAAATCGTCTATTTGAAGAACTTGAAAAAGTAAATAACCAATATAGAGATAGTGATTTTAACGATACTTATGGATTAGAGTTAGGAAAAATATATTATTTTAATTACACAGCATCATTTCCAGATCGTTATCCTTACTATGATCGATTTCCTTTTGCAAAAATTACACACATTGGGAAACAAGGTTTAATATATGGAATAAATTTTCATTACTTAGATCCAAGCATTCGTGGGTTTATAGCAGAAGGTTCTGTGGATTCAATCGTACCAGTTCCTGACAAATGTTTCCACTCATATTATCCACAAGGAATTGATATGATTTATCGAGTTCCTGATGAAGATGTTAGAGGATGTGGTCAATTTGTAACTGACTTATTTGTCGATAAATACAATCAACGAGTAAAACCTAATACAGTGTGGTCTAGCTAATGGCGGATACCCTATCCAAATTAAAAGGATTGAAGGCAATTCAAATACAACAATATAACAATGAGGTTCAAGGAAGTCAAGACACGTATATTTACGTTGATGATTCTGGAAAAGTTGTTAGTGCGGCACAAGTAAATGGTGTTCCAATAAGTTTAGGTTCTGCAGATATTAGAAGAAAAGTTCTTAGTAGAGAAGAAACAATTGATTTTATTAATTCAAACTTAACAGAGATTAATAAAAAAGTTAACGTTGAGTTAAAGGGAAATTCATTTGCATCAGGATCCGCAGCAGTTGCAAATGAAGTATTGTTTGATAAACAATCTGAAAGAGTTGGAAAGTATCTAGATAATACAGATGCAGCTTCATTTAATTTTAGAGTAACGAATGAGGCTCTTGTTCAAGAATTAACTCAAGCAACACCTCCAAAAACTTCTGGTGTAATTGTATTTCCATCAGATCTTTTAGTACAATCAAATGGTGGTGGTATAGAATATTCACAAGATACCATAAGAATTAAAGCATTAAAATATGTTCCACCGCAAAAAGACTTTTTAAAAGGTCAAAGAAATGCAGGGATTTATAAAAGTGGTATTATAAGTAAGAATCAAGTTTTTAAAGGATATAATTATGAATCTAAAGATTATGATTATCGTGGAGAAGTTATACTCCCAATGCCACTTTCAGTAAGAGATGCTGTTGGAGCTGAATGGGGTGTTGGTGCTATAAATACTTTAGCTCTTGGACTATTCAGTGCAGTTCGTGATAAGTATGAAGGCAGTCTTGGTGGCGCTGCTGGTTTATTACGCACTGGTTTTAAAGGATTTCAATCTCTTGAGGCATGGGTAGCATTAGCAGATGCTTATGCTGCAGCAGGAAATGGTGCATTAAGGGAACAAATTGTAAATGATGTTACTAAAGATATCGTAGGCTCTCTTGGAATTCAAGTAGATCCTTTACAAGTTTTAGCAAGATCTACAGGAAGCGTTGTAAATAATAATGCAGAATTATTATTTAAAGGACCTAAATTAAGATCTTTTGATTTTACTTGGAAATTATCTCCAAGAAATCCAGATGATTCTGCAAGAATTAGAAAAATGATAAGATGGTTTAAGGTAAATAGTTTACCATACATCAGTGAAACTGGTGCAATTTTTATGGAGACACCTAATGTTTTTGTAGTTCAATACACAAAAGCAAATAACGAACGTAATGAAGCATTGCCTCAGCCAAAGATTTGTGCCTTATTAGATTTCCGTGTTGATTATACACCCGATGGTGTAGGTTGGGCAGCTTATGGTGATGATTCTCAACCAGTAACTAGTGTTATTAGTTTAGTTTTTCATGAATTGACTCCTCTCTTTGCTAATGAATATGCAAACATTGCAGAAGATAGCGTAGGATTCTAATGGCTTATTTCAGATACTTACCAAATTTATATTACCCATCTCTCAGAAATGAGAGATCATCTTCCAATGACTACACGCTGATTAAGAATATTTTTAAAAGAGCAAAAATACGTGAAGACTTTATAAACATTTTTACTGCGTTTGAAAAGTATTCGATTGTAGGTGATGATCGACCAGATAATGTAGCTGAACTTTTATATGGTGATCCAAACTTAGATTGGATCATTCTAATCACAAATAATATTCAAAACATTAGAGAAGATTGGCCCCTAAGTCAAGCAGATTTAAATTTATATTTGAATCAAAAATATACTCCAGAAGAATTATCTCAAATACATCATTATGAAACTAAAAAAGTTAAAGCATCTGACTATAGTATCATACTTCCAGCAGGTCTTGTAGTTGGTGAAGACTTTACTATCAGTTATTCAGATGGATCACAATTAATTGAAGATAATAATTGCATAATTTCAGTTTCAAATTATGAATATGAACTTAGAAAAAATGATGACAAGAGAAACATCTATGCATTGAGACAGGAATATATTAGTTTGGTAGAAGAAGATTTAAGACTTGCGTTTGCTAACGAACCATCCTCTGAGTACGTTGACATAAGGACTTTAAAAACATCCAATCCTAGACGATCATAATTATTGAGGATTTAATTCAATCATTAAACTTCGATCCATTTTACTTACGTTCTGTGGATCATTAAAAACTTTTATTGCTAAGGTAAATCTATCCGTCTGTGCAAAAGGAGTTAGAGGCATAACTTTGTGTTCAATTTGTGAATCAAATACAACAATTCTACCTGGAACAAAATCTACTACTCGATGTACAGTAGAATTTTCTTCATATATTTTCAACTCTCCGCCCCAAGTTTCATCCCAATACTTATTGCAAAAAAATATAATTGTTAAACAACCAGGAAATGCTGCATCTATATGTCTATTGACATAAGATACTTGTGGATAATGATTGATATAAAAATCATACAAGTACAATGTTTGCTTTAATTCGTTTACAATTTTTTGTACCGAGGGCAACACTCCAGAATCTTCAAGTTCTTTAGGAGATAAATGACATGTAAATCTAAGGTCTCTAGAAGGAAACAATGGATCACTGGTATGTTCAAACTTATAATTTGATTGTATACAATACCGATGTAAATGATTTAATTGAGCCCTAGTAAGTTTATCATCATAAACAAACAACTGATCTTTATAAAAATTATTAGTCATATTAATATTGTAATAAGTTACGAGTCTCTTTTGAATCTTTTTAAATTGTTCAAAAGTATTGTCATCTAATTCAATAATCTGATCCAACAAATTTGCATACTCTAAGATATATAACTCCTTCTGCAAATCGGAATCAAACTTATGTTCTAAGATTTTTTCTATTCTATTATCTAAAGTTGCATAAAGATAAACAAGTTCTTCTGCACGTTCACCAATTAATTTATTTACAGATTCTCTATCAGCGTCAGAATCAAATTTAAAATAACAAGTATCATATATTGCATGAAATAAACCAGCATCAATTAGATGTTGTTGTTCTGGGAAATATTGTTCTATTATTTTAGATGTGTTCTGTAAATGTTCAAAAAAAGTTTTATTTCCATGTTGAACATTTTTGGTCTTATCAAAAATAAATTTAGTCTTCTTATTCATATTAAAAGAGGGGGCTTGCGCCCCCAATCTATCACGACTCAGCGAGTCTTTGGAAATAACTCAAGTCATCATCTTCATCATCAAAAGAGGATGAAACACTTTGAGCTTTCATTCCACCAGACTTTCCCTCACGAATCTCTTCAACAGAGGGAGTTGGCATACGACCATCATCTTCATCTTCAAAAGACTCATCTTTAGGAGCAGAGGATGATTTGCCAAGAACAACTTCAAGACGATCCTTGAGCTGTTCATAAGATTTAAACTTGTCTGCAGCAATAATCTCATTCAGAGAATATTCTTTCTTCCACAGAGCTTCCAGTGCATCATCATCACCATCAAGCAAAGCAGAAGGACGTGCAAATTCAGAACTATCATAGTTCCAATAACCAGCAACCTTTTTGATCTTCAGTTTAAAATCAGCACCTTGCCAAAAGTCAAAAGGATTGAGTGCTTCTTCATCTTCAAATTCAGGATTCATGGCAGCTTGAATCTTATCAAAGATTTTCTTACCGTATTTAAAGAGGAATACTTTACCCTCATTGCCAGGATTTGCAGGATCCTTGATTACATAAATGTTGCTGTAATAAGACATCTTGCGTTTGCGACCACGAGCAATTTCTTTGTTAGCATCAGAGCCACTATTCCACAGAAGAGTATTTGCTTCGCAAATAGGACATTTACCACCAGTGGTAGTGAGGCAGTTGTCAATCAACCAACCACCAGTTCCTTGGAAAGCATGATTATACATTTTCACCCAAGGAATAATACCTTCATCTTCAGGGGCAGGAAGAAAACGAATAACTGCATAGCCATTACCAGTTTTATCTACTTCAGGCTTCCAAATGCGATCATCAGTATTGGAAGCACTGCTATTCAGTTTTTCAACTTCTTTTTGAAGTTTGGCAGTCAAGCTGCCGAGAGAGGATTGTTTCTTAAGATTAGAAAACGACATTGGATTAATTGGATACGTTGGATGTGGTCTTTGTTAGTATAGCAGGATCACTTGCGAGTGTCAAGTGCCTTTTCCATGTTTTTAATTTTCTGGTCAAGATAATCAAAAATTTCTAACATGCTTAAATTTGATGGTATTCCCATCCGTGTAGCTACAATTTTCATTCTATCAATCATAGCTCTAGCATCTGGATCATCGGAAAGAGAAAATCTCATGTAGAGAATTTTCTGCTTTTCAAATAAATCCTTCAGCAATTGCATGTAATGTTTTTTCTCTTCATAATCAAATGTTGTTGCAAAGCCCAGAGTGCTTTGCATAACTCTTTGTTGCAAAGCACTTATTGCAGCTACTTCTTCTTTGACTATTTCGGAGTCAAAGAAATCACTCATCTGCTTTGGCTTCTTCAGCTACTTCAGGTGCAGGTGCTTCTTCCTTTGGAAGTTCAACTCCCTGTCCCTGCAGGTATTCAATAATACCTTGAAGCTTCACAGCAAGATCACGCTTTTCAGCTACTTGCCCTTGAAGCTTTTGCATGTCATCAAGCAATTCTTTTTGTTGCTCAATGCAAGCTTTCAGATGTTGTTGTTGATCAGTCAGTTCCATGAATTAATTTCTCCTTTAGAATTTTTTTAAAGTTTGTCGAATCGATATTTAAAAATGGTCGATACTTTTTAATTTTAAAGCTATAAAATTGCCAAATAGGATCGTCCAACATTTTATCATAATCATCCACAAAATGCAAGATCATATCTAAAATCACAAGTGTCTCAATAGACACCTTATTTATCATATGCTCTTTAAGCAACTTGGAGTGATTACCGATCTTGCATTTAATTACATCATCAATAGTTTGATCATCAAATAAATGAGAGATCTCTTCTCTAAACTGATAGGTTAATTTTTCAGATCGTGTCTTCCATTGAGTGTAATAATCATTTCCCGAATTAATGATTTCACCAATCCAAAGTTTTTGTGGATTATCACATTCAATAAAATTTGCTAGAAAATATTCCTTGATCTCTTGATCACTTTTTTGTCTCGACATTTTTTCAAAAAAGTATCGATCCTTTCTTTTATGAAAAGAATCTGGTGTTGCTTTTGTTTTGCCGTTGTATTTAAAATAATCAAAAGATGGTTTTGAGAAATGATTCTTGAATGCCAGATATGTCCTATAGCAATCAATAGGAGTCATTTTAAATTGCAAGTTTTGCCTTTGACGAACGACGCAAATAATTTAGTTCCATTGCTTCGCATCTAATTCTTTCTTTCAAAGGTTTAGATAAAAGTTTTGGAACGTTTTCTAATTCAATACTATACTGTTCACAGTATTGAACAATTGCTTCTATGTAATTGATGTTACCAGACTTAACAAAATTTTCAATATCAGTTGAAAATTTTGCTTGATTTAAAAATTTACTTTTTAACTCTTGTTCCAGTTCTCGTTCATTTACTACTTCCATATTCTGTTAATTTGTCCTGTACGAATTGGTTAATGTACTTCTTCAATAATACAATATACTCCTTCTTATCTCTTTTGTCAAATACTTTAACCTCACCATCAGGAGTTACCATGATAGTAATAAGTTTTTTAACAACTTTTTGAGTCATCTCATAATACATACAAGCGTAGGCAACTTCTTGTACGAAATACTGTTGGATCCACGCTTCTGGTTTTATTTTTTTAGAAGTTTTAAAGTCAATAATTGCAAGCTCACCTTCATATTCAGCGATGCAATCTACTCGTCCAGCGATACCTAACACATCGCTATACAAACATTTCTCAATAGCATGAATATTATTTATCTTATCTAGAAACGGTTTAGTGGCATCAAACATGAATTCAATTTCTGGAGATTCATGTTCAACAACTTTATTTTCTAGATAATCTTGTGCGGATTTGTGAAAAGAAGTTCCTCGTGTAGTAGACTCTTTGATAACTCGATCAGCTTCTTTATCACCAACTTTTGCTCGCCAATCTTTAAAAACTTGACGATTGTAATGTGACGTAATCGAAGTGATAGATGGATACAAATTCCCTGTGGATGGAGAAGGATAGTATCGGTTTCCATCCACATAGGTTGTTTCCATTTCAGGAAACTCAATATCAAGGTGAGTAAACATTAGAACCCCAGTGCCAATTTATTAACGATGTAGGATTTTACTAAACCAGATCTGACAATATCTTCAACCCCAAATTCAATACAGTCAAACTCAGGCATAGCCATAAGAATTTTGGTGAAATCGATGATACCATTGCGTTCATTGGTTTTGATCAAATCGGATTGAGTTGCATCACCACAGAACATGATCTTACAATTTTCACCAACACGAGTGATGATAGAATCAAGTTCATGGAAATTCAAGTTTTGACATTCATCAATTAGAAGAATTGAATTATCAAACGTAGTACCACGGATGAATGAGGTTGACCAGAATGAGATAGTTTCTTGCGTTTTAAGATTGCCATAGAGCATCTCAAAGGAAGGATCATCAGGCATCTCAAACATATATTTTACCATATTCTTATAAGGAATCTGATAAAGTGAAGATTTATCTTCATGGTCTCCAGGAAGAAAACCAATCTCTCTGGTTGCAACTAGTGATCGTACAATATAAAGTTTTTCATATGGAGTGGTGGAATCCAGAACATCACGCAATGCGAGATACATGGTGATGAATGTTTTACCTGTTCCAGCAGCACCATAGGCAAAAAGATTTTGTCCCTTTTCATAAGCATCAAAAAGAACTTTTTGATTATCTGTAAGGGGTTCAATGTCAATTAGAAAATCGTCATTGATTGGCTTCTTACGACGAAGCTGTTTGGCACTCATGCCGATGCCAACTTGAGAGATTTGTTTTTTTCTTGCCATGTAATTTACTTATAGGGTTTTACTACAGAACCAGGAATTTTTGAAACACGATGAAGAACTTCATTCCATCCACCATCGGTTTTATTTTGGAAGTCGCCAACACCACTAACGGCGCTTGCAGTTCCAGCAGACCAGTCTTTATCCCAGTCTGGATTTTCTTTTCTCCATTTATCATACTCTACCATAGACATGTAGAGTTCTTGTTTTTCTCCAGTTACTTTATTAAACACAGGATATGTTGGCATAAGACCTCCTATTCAATTAAAATTGCTGATTGATCGTTACATGTCCAATCAAGTGCTTCAGCAATTGTTGGAAACTTACTGACAAATACACAGCGACATTGCTCTGCAATCATCATATGTTCTTTTTGTGTGCCATGTGCAGATCTAAGATTGATATAATGAATCCAAGATCTAGCACTGCCTGTCATATAAATTTTGGTTGGAGTTGCAATTGGAAGTACAAATCTAGCACATTCCTTTGCCACACCATTCTCAAGAAGTTTATTATAAAGATCTTGAGATTCTTTAAAGTGCATCTCAATCATCCCCTCCATGTATGCTTTGTCACGAGGATTCAAATCATCAATTGAATTCTGACGATTTTTTGTATCTTGACGGCGCAGATCTGGAATTTCAATTTGGTCAGCAAGCAGATTAGTATCTGCATAACGCTGCGAAAATTCTTGGAATGTAAAACTTCTATGACGTAAAATTTGAGCAGCAATTCCTCTAGTCGTATTAATTTCTAGAGTCATGTAAGCTTGCTCAAAGATACTCCAATGCTCATGTTTGATGCAGTATTTGAGAAGTCCTGCTGCAGTATCAAAGTTAAGTTGATTATTTGGATTACTGACTCTAGCAATATATGAAATTACTTCTTGTGCATTTTTATTGATCAATTCACCAGCACCTTGAGTGATGGCAATCAATTTTACATTATTCATAGAAATGAAAATAGACTACAGTATTATACAGTATTGTTTTGAGAAAGTCAAGTTATTTTTTGGGTGGCTTTGAAACTCCAGTTCCAGTGATGCCAAGTTGCTTTCTATATCTTAAAGTATTTTGCATTGCTTGCTGACGTTCTCTATTGGCAGCAGCAATATCTCTTTCTCTTTGACCACCAATTCCCGTAGTTCGTGATAACTGTCTAAGGGCATAAGCGCCAATTCCGCTCTTATCAACAGTATCTCTAGATGCTACAGAAGCTCTTGCAAGATATGTTGCTTTACCACCACGGTATGCCAGATCTCCTACTCTACCACCAGGGAGAATCTGTGTTTTGGGAAGTTGTACCGTCTTTCCACCAGTGGTAACTGTGTTGGCTTTTTGATTGAAAGTAGTTGGTCTTCCAGTTCCTACAATCCCAGACCCTTTAGTAGCACCATAAACATTAGCTTTTGATGCCTGCTGTCTAGAAGATTGAACAGCTGCTTGAACACGTTGATTGCTTAATCTATCAGATTGTTTTGCACGAGCAGCATCAATTTGTTTCATTCTTTCTTTACCACCAAAAGGATCTTCTAACTTTTTAATCACACTTGATGCTGCGGATTGTCCTGCAGTGTATCCAAGTGCGCCAGCAACAACACTTCCAGGAATATTAATCCAAGGATTTTTAGGAAGAATTCTAGATGCAGCAGTTGATGCTGCGGTCATGCCTGCAAGTCCACCACCAGCTTCGGCAGATGCTTTTGGAAGAGCTGTTGCTAATGGTTCTCCTTTTGCTTGCCTCTCTTTTGTGCCTGCGTAAATATCATACCCAGTAGCACCCACAGTTAGAGCACCCATTGCTCCTCGACCCAATCTCCCTAACGCACCAGATTGATTTGGTGTTTGTGTCTTTGGAGGTTCTGGTGGAGGAGTTGCTCCTCCACTATTTTTTGCAGCGTTTTGTGCTTGATTATATGTTTGTTTAAATTTATTTCTAATTTCTCTTGCCTTTGCGGCAGCAGCTGGATTTGCGGTGACCCATCTCTCAAAGTCTGCATCACTCATCTGAGCAAATCCAGTTCCAGCAGCTTCCACAATAAAATTAGAAAACGTTTTCATCTATATTAAAACCTTTTTTTTATTTATCTGCCACGCTTCTTAGGTTGTTCTGGTTTAGTTGCACCGTATAATTTTGGATTAACTGTACCATCTGTCCACTTCATAGATTTCAATGCTCCTGCTCCAAACTTATCATAGTAAGCATCAAAAATTTTTACTTTAGCAGAGCATTGAACAATATCATATAAGGTAACACCATTTACTTCATATGCTACCAAGTAAGAATCTAAAGGAAGTTGTTTAGATTCTGCAAGAAGTTTATCACATTTCTCATGTAAGATTTTTACACCAGTTTTTTTGATTTCTTCTTTTTCCTGTTTTGTCCAAACAGTATCGATACTACGATCTATTTCCCCATTGAATTGTGGGATAGGCTTCTTTGACGACATTGTGAGTGATTCGATATTTTTTTCCAAGATTTTTATCCTTTACTAAGCATACAATTTCAGCCTCATCTTGATGCAAAGCCTCGATCAATTGAATGAAGAGAACTTCTTTTTTTGATTTCGACATTTCATAGTCTCCACCCTCAATAAAGTGGTAGAACTTTCTATATTCATTTTGAATTCTTGTATGTTCTGTTCCAGCTGGAGCATCATTAGGTGTATATGGAACTTCACCTTCAGGTAAACAGCTTTTAAGTGAAGGATCAAAATTCCAAATTAAAAGAGATTTTAATGCTGGACTTTCATACTGCTGTAGGATAGCAGATTTTTCTTCTTTTGTTTTTGCGTTAGATACTTTTTGTAGAATTTCCGACATCAACGGATTATTAGGTAATTTCATTTCAACTCCTTAAATTAATTACTCATCTTCATCTTCATAATATTCTTCCATTGCATCAAATCTAAATGCAATTACTTCGT